ATTCGATGGTGCATATAGTTCGTTATCAGGAACTCCAACATTATTCGATGGTGCATACAGTTCGTTGACAGGAACACCAACTATACCAACGGTCGACTCAACCAGCGTTACAGCTGCAGGTGCACTAATGGATTCAGAGGTTACAAACCTTGCGGAAGTAAAGGCATTTGATTCTTCTGACTATGCTACAGCAGCACAGGGAACAAATGCAGATACAGCTCACGGATGGGGTAATCACGCATCCGCTGGATACCTCACGTCAGTAACCACATCGACAACACAAACAACAGGCGACAATACAACTAAAATTGCAACAACTGCCTTCGTTCAGCAAGAAATAAATGCGCTGAAGGCTCTGTTGTACTCGTATGACCAATCGTAAGTCTTATAAATAGTCATAGACTTAATAACAACAAACAGGGGTTCAGATGGCTCTATCAACCAGACAAGAACTAATAGATTACTGCCTTCGAAGATTAGGATTCCCTGTAATCGAAATCAATGTAGATGACGATCAAGTAAGCGACCGTATCGATGATGCCATACAATTATGGCAAGAATATCATTTTGATGGCGTCGAGCGTGTTTATATCAAGAAAGCACTTGAAGGATCTACATTAAACCTTTCAGCATCAGTCGCGTTTACAGAGGGAGAAACGGTTACAGGCGCAACATCTGGGGCGAAAGCTACAGTTGACAAAAGCAGTTCGGGCGACAAAGTAATCTACGAAAATGTAGAAGGCGTCGCGAAGTTTCAAGCTGGAGAAACAATCACTGGTAGTGATTCAGGTCTTACAGCTACAATCAACACAATCACAAAAGGCGACATAGAGAACGGTTACATTACTATCGGTAATGAAATTCTTGGTGTCACAAAGATGTTTAAATTTGGCGGTGTTGGCGCAACATCAAACTCAGATGGTCTGTTTGACATCGACTATCAGTTTGCTCAAAACGATCTTTATAATCTACTCAGCGCAGACGTTACATATTACTCAATGGTCAAGACGCACATGAATCTTCTTGAGAGTTTATTTGTGAACGATCGCGCGATTAGGTTCAACCGCAAAACCAACAAAATGTATATTGACACCGATATGGACAAGACTTTCGATATCGGAGACTGGATCATCGCAGAGGGATACGCATTGGTTGCAGGAACAGATTATTCTGAAGTGTATAATGATATGTGGTTGAAGAAATATGCGACTGCACTGATCAAACGTCAGTGGGGCGAGAATATGAAAAAGTTTGGCGGTATTCAACTTCCTGGAGGTGTTACTCTTAATGGTGACCAAATCTTCGGTGAAGCACTTACTGAGATCGCTACAATCGAAGAAGAGATGCAAATCAGATACGAATTGCCTCCAACCTTTATGACAGGATGATATGGCTACCAACTTTTATTTTCAATCTGGTGACACTTCAGGGACTACTGCCGAACAAAGGTTAGTAGAGGATCTTGTTGTCGAGTCTTTAAAAATTTACGGACACGACATCTATTATATGCCTCGGACGTTTGTGAACACCGACACTATTTTTGACGAAGATGAATTGTCAAAATTCGAGCAAGCATATCCAGTTGAAATGTATCTTGAGAATGCAGAAGGATTCGAAGGAGACGGTGAGTTGTTCCAACGATTTGGTCTTGAGATTAGAGACCAAGCAACATTTGTTATGTCTCGGAAAAGATGGGATGATGTTGTTTCCAATACAGACGGTGCTTCATTCGTGGGTGGTGGCGCAAGACCGATGGAAGGCGACTTGTTGTTCTTTCCGAAAACAAAGTCTTTGTTTGAGATTAAGTTTGTTGAGTTCCAAGACCCATTCTACCAGCTTGGAAAGATTTATGTATTTAAGATGAAGTGTGAGTTGTTTGAGTATAGTTCTGAGGCGATCGACACTGGTATCGCTGATATCGACCAACTCGAAGATGATAACACGGTTGATCAGCGTCTATTCCAGCTTGTCCTTGAAGATGCTTCTGGTAATATTATCTTGGAGGATGGTGGTTCTCTGATTAAAGAGGATTATGCAATAAAACCATCTGTGCAGGGAGATGATTTCAAAGCAGTTGAAACTGCAACCAATATCCTTGACTTCACTGAATCTAACCCATTCGGAGACTTCTAATGTTTAAGGGTAAAACTTTTTATCACTCTCATATCCGTAAAGCAGTTGCTGCATTCGGAACAATCTTTAACAACATTAATATAGAACGAACAGATTCTAGTGGTAACATCGTCCAAACATTAAGAGTCCCACTTGCGTATTCGACAAAACAAAAATTTATTTCTAGGATCGAACAGGTTCCGACTGTTCAGAGTCGCGGTGAAGTTGCGATCGTATTACCGAGAATGGGGTTTGAAATTATCTCGTTACAATACGATGCAGCAAGACGAGTTTCACCTATCCACCATCACAAAAAGGGAACAGGATCGGCAACTTCCATAAAACGAGTCTTCACTTCTACACCATACGACCTTTCTTTACAGTTATATGTCTTTGCGAAGAATCAGGAAGATGGGTTGCAAATCATTGAGCAGATTCTCCCATTCTTCAATCCAGACTTCAGCATCACTGTAAATGATCTCCCTGAGTTGAATATTACGCGAGATATCAAACTCACCTTAGATGCGGTTGGGTATGAAGATAATTCTCAGGGAACTTTCTCAGACCGTTCAAGTATTGTTTGGACTCTGACGTTCAATATGAAGCTCAATTTCTACGGACATATCGCTGATCAGGATGTTATCAAGAAAGCTGTCGTTGATGTATTCCAAAATCCAGAATTGACTGGGGTGTACACGAGACAACAATATAGTGTAGCACCAGCCACAGCGACTGGCACTGCTACATTAACAGGAACTGCAGTTAGCGGAATAGAATTGACATATCAGGGTGGCGGTTATACTGAAAATGGACCAAACATCACTATCACAGGTGATGGGTCGGGAGCAAGAGCTTCTGTGGTTATGGAAACCGACCCTATAAATACAGGAAAGCATAGAGTTAAGTCAGTCACAATTAGTGATGGTGGTTCAGGATACACGAGTGTTCCTACTGTTACATTCGAAGCACCTGATGACGGCAATCAGAGTGTAGATGATACATACCGATTCCTTGAAGAGTTTGATACAGTATATGAGTAAAAATAAAATATTTGATGCGCTTGACAAAACCTTTGAAACAACCACGAAAGAATCAGAAGTAAAGGTTCCTGTAGTGAAGACAGATGGAACAGTTGACGAGGATTTTGACGAGGCAAGAGCAGCATTGAAGAGGGCGATGGCATACAGCGAATCGACTCTACAAGGCATTGTGAATGTCGCTGAGAATAGTGATAACCCTAGAGCGTATGAAGTTGCTGGACAGCTGATTAAGATGTTTGGTGATCAAGCCAAAGATGTCCTTGAGTTGCAACAAAAGAAAAAGAAGTTAGACGAAAAAGAAGGTAAAACACAGCCTCAGATTGGTCACCAAACCAATGTCCTATTTAATGGAAGCACATCAGATCTGATGAAAGCATTGAAACAAGATGACGCGAAAGTCATCGAAGGCGAAGTAAAAGATGGCGATACCAACTGAAGAAACTTCCTATCACGGAAATCCAAATCTAAAATCTATCGGTCACCAGCACGAGTTTACGAAGGAGCAAATCAAAGAACTCCTGAAGTGCAAAGAAGATCCGATCTATTTCATTGAGAATTATTGTCAGATTGTAACTCTGGATAAAGGGTTACAACCATTTAAATTATACGAATGTCAGAAGAAAAAAGTCGAATTCATTATGGGTAATCGACAAACTATTCTGATGGAAGGTCGTCAGCAGGGTAAAACTGTTACAGCTGCAGCCTGTATTCTTCACTATACGATTTTCCAAGAAAACAAAACAGTTGCTATCCTCGCTAACAAAACTGCTGCAGCAAGGGAAGTTTTGTCTCGTTATCAAATTATGTACGAGGGTCTTCCGATCTGGATGCAGCAGGGGGTAAAGACTTGGAACAAAGGTAATGTCGACCTAGAAAATGGTTCTGTCGTGTTTACCTCTGCTACAACCTCGTCTGGTATTCGAGGCAAATCGGTAAACTGGTTGTATATTGATGAGGCAGCAATCATCCCCAACAATATCGCAGAAGAGTTTTTTACCGCTGTTTATCCTACCATTTCTGCTGGTGAGACTACAAAGATCCTTCTCACTTCTACACCTCTGGGTTACAATCACTTCTGGAAGTTTTGGAACGAAGCTGAAGAAGGTAAAAACGGATTTGAACGTATGTTCATCCATTACAGCGAGATTCCTGGACGAGACGAGGCATGGGCAGACGAACAACTCAAACTTCTCGGTGAACTAAAATTCAATCAGGAAGTATTGTGTGAGTTCTTGGGATCGACAAATACTCTGATCAATGGTAAAACATTGTCGGTTCTGTCTGCCAAACACCCAGAATATAGTAAAGACGGTCTGGATCTATACGAAACTCCAATCCCAAACCACTACTATGTAATGACGGTAGACGTGGCTCGCGGGATCGGTGGCGATTATTCAGCGTTCACACTCATAGATGTTACCGAAATGCCATATAGATTAGTCGGTAAGTATAAACACAATAAAGTATCGCCTATGCTGTACCCAAGTATCATATCGAAAGTCGGGAAAGATTTTAATAATGCATTCGTATTGGTCGAGGCGAACGATATTGGTCAGCAAGTATTGGATATTCTCCACCAAGAAGAAGAATATGAGAATATTTTTACAACTCTGACTGAGAATGGCAAGCAATATCTAACTCCTGGATTTGGTAGATCCGCGAAACTGGGAGTCACAACATCGAAAGCAGTTAAGAGGCAAGGATGTTTCGCTATAAAATCTCTTGTTGAAGATACAAAATTACTCATACACGATGCTGATGTTATTGGTGAACTGTCTGTATTTACTGAAAAGGGGCAGACATTCCAAGCTGACGAGGGGTATAATGATGACCTCGCAATGACATTAGTGCTGTTTGGGTGGGTCACAACAAACTCTTTCTTTGTAGATCTAACAAATGTGAACGTGAGGGAGGGACTGTTCAACGCTGAAATGCGTATGATTGAAAACGATTTGACACCATTCGGTCAGATTGTTGATGGTTCAGAAGAAGAAGTCGAAGTTATGGGTGGGGATATCTGGTATACAGCAGACAGAGAGAAAACGTCATTATTATAAATAATTTCAGTAAACGCAATTGAGCATTATTAATAACGATTATCCATAATATCGAGGAGATAAAAAATGGCATTTCAATTAAGTCCAGGAGTTCTCGTAAGAGAACAAGACGCGACAGCTGTCGTTCCTGCTGTTGGAACCACAGTCGGGGGATTTGTAGGCGATTTCGCTTGGGGTCCAGCTCGTGAACTGGTTTCGATTTCAGGAGAAAACGAACTTGTTGCACGTTTCGGTAAACCTAAATCCACATCAAACGTAGATTTTTTAACTGCTTCATCCTTCTTAGCATACGGTTCTAACCTGTTAGTATCACGCGAAGTCGGTGCTTTGGCAAGAAACGCTGTTGCAACGTCAAGCGGTGCTTTGTATACAGGAGCTGGCACTGGGGTTGCAACAGTAACTGCTGGTGGTTCTGGTTATACCTCTGCCCCAACAGTCACAATCGCAGACCCAACTGGTGTAACACCAGCAAATGGCGGTCGAGCTGCAACGGCAACAGCAACCATTACTGGTGACGCAGTAACAGCAATCACAATCACAGATCCAGGATTTGGATACGCGATCGATGGAACGGATCCAGCTGTAACGATTACCGATGGCGGTGGTTCTGGTGCAACTGCTACTGTTTCGATCGATGACTCCAGCGCAGTCGGTAAGTTGTGCAGAAACGATGACGAATACGATTCAAATTATTCTGGTGGAACCAACGGTGTTGGTCCATTTATGGCGAAATGCGCTGGTTCTCTAGGAAACAGCTTAAAAGTTTCTGTTGCTGACCTCGGAAACTTCACAGCAACATCTGTTGCCTCTGTCGCTATTACTTCTGGTGGTTCTGGATATACCACTGCTCCTACTGTCACTATTGGGGCGTCGCCTGAAGCAAGCGGAACTGCTCTCGCCTTTGCATCTATAGATAGCGGTGCAGTAAATAATATTATAATCCTTTACACTGGGTTCGGATACACGACTGCGCCAACTGTAACACTTTCTGGTGGCGGTGGCACAGGTGCTACTGCTACAGCCGCACTCTCAGCTGCAGCTTGGCCATATGCTGGTAACTTCGATAACTCTCCTTCTTCAACTTCATGGGGTTCAACGCAGGGATTGAGCACTGATGAATTACACCTTGTTGTTGTAGACGAAGATGGTCTGTTTACTGGAACTGCAGGTGCTATTCTTGAGAAGTTTGAAGGGTTGTCCAAAGTTAAGGGCGCAAGAAACGACCAGAATGAAAATAACTATTACGGTGATGTCATTAATGCTAAGTCTCAGTATATCAAATTTGCTGATGATGTAGACACAACATCTACCGTTCTCGGTGCGACTTGGGGTCTTGATGTTGCATCAACTCTAAACTTTAAATCTGGTACTACTGTAACACCTTATCCTAAACTCCTTTTAAGTGGAACAGATACTGATGCATGGTCTTTGTCTGGTGGTGTAGATGCTGCACCAGTTGATGGTGATTTACAGACCTCATACTTGAAGTTTGCGAACGACGAGGAAACTGATGTCAGCCTGATTATGGCTGGCGGTCACAGTGCAACAGTTGGTGATTATATCATCGACAATGTTACTGAGATCCGTAAAGACTGTCTCGCGTTTGTTTCTCCACAGAAAGTAAGTGTCGTAAATAACTCAGGTTCTGAGGGAACTGATATCAAAGCTGAGTTGGCAAACTACACAAGATCTTCTTTCGCTGTAATGGATAGCGGTTGGAAGTATATGTATGACAAGTACAACGATTCTTATGCTTGGGTTCCAGTCAACGCTGATACAGCAGGTTGCTGTGTAACTGCAGACCTTGAAGCTGATCCATGGTTCTCACCAGCTGGTGTTAATCGCGGTGCTATCAAGAACGCTGTTAAGTTGGCATTTAATCCCAACAAAGCTGACCGTGACTCGCTATACTCTGCAGGTGTTAACCCAATTGTTCAGAACTCTCAGCAAGGTGTTATCTTGTTCGGTGATAAGACGCTTCTGGCTAAATCGAGTGCCTTCAACCGCATCAATGTACGCAGACTGTTTATCGTTATCGAGAAAGCGGTTGCTGCAGCTGCAAAGTTCCAGTTGTTTGAATTCAACGATGCCTTCACAAGAGCGCAGTTTAGAAGTTTGGTTGAACCATTCTTGCGGGACGTACAAGGTCGTCGCGGTGTATATGACTTCCGCGTAGTTTGTGACGAAACAAACAACACTGGTCAGATTATTGATGCCAACGAATTCCGTGCTGACATCTTTATCAAGCCAGCGAAATCAATCAACTTTATCACTCTTACATTCGTGGCTACCAGAACTGGTATCTCGTTTGAAGAGTTGGGTGCTTAATCTAGAATCTATAGGAGATAAAAATGAATATTGAAGAATTTAAGGCTAGATTAGGTGCAGGTGGAGCGAGACCGAATCAGTTTCGCGTAAGCCTAGCATTCCCAAGCTATGTGCCGAATGTTGACACAAGCTATAGTCTTTTGGTGACAGGGGCTGCACTTCCAGCCTCTAACGTCAACCCTGCAATCATCCAGTATCGCGGTCGTGAAGTGAAGCTGGCTGGTGAAAGAATCTTTGACCCATTCACTGTAACAATCGTGAATGACTCTGGGTTCTCACTACGCCAACCTTTCGAGCAGTGGATGAATGGTCTAAACAATCGCGAAGATAACACTGGTATCCTAACACCAAGTGAGTATCAAGCGGATATCGTTGTTGAGCATTTAGATCGCAACGATGAGGTATTGGCTGGCGGTAGTTACACTTTGCGTAATGCCTTCCCAATCAATATGTCGGAGATCACCTTGCAGTATGCACAGAACGACATTTTTGAAGAATTTACGGTGACCTTCCAATATACACATTATGATGTAGCATAAATAGACTTACATCTAGTATAGAGGACTTATAATGGAATTGTTTGGATTTGAAATAAATCGGAAAAAGGAGCCGAAAGCTGCACAGTCTTTCGTTGCTCCTGATTCTGATGGTGCGTTGGAAGCCATCCGTGGGGGTGGCTATTATGGCACTTACTTCGATGTCGAGGGAGTTGCGAATACTGAAGAACAACTCATTAAAAGATACCGTGACATCTCAATGTATGCTGATATTGATACAGCTATTGAGGACATTGTCAACGATAGTATCTCCAATCTCGACGATGAAAAGCCAGTAACTATTAACACCGATGATGTTAAGGCATCAGCGACCGTTAAGAAAGCAATTGCTGACGAATACGCAAATGTTTTATCGTTGTTGGACTTTAACAACCGTGCACAAGATTACTATAGGCGTTGGTATATTGACGGAAGAATTTATTTCCATAAAGTCGTTGATAAAACCAACCCAAGAAAAGGTCTACACGATGTCAGATATATTGACCCACGCAAAATAAAGAAAGTGCGTGATGTCAAAAAGGAGAAAGATCCTAAAACTGGCGTCAGTATGGTCAAAGAAGTAAAAGAATATTTCGTGTATGATGATAAGGGTATAGCGAATAAACCTGGACAGTATAAAGCAGGAAACGCTAACGACAAATCTCTGAAGATCTCGAAGGATGCTGTTACTTATATTCCTTCAGGTCTCTTAGACCAAGATAAAAATATTCCCCTATCATATCTACACAAGGCGATCCGTCCAGCCAATCAGCTGAGAATGATGGAAAACGCTGTTGTAGTTTATCGAATTACTCGCGCTCCAGAGCGTAGAGTTTTTTATGTTGATACTGGTAATCTGCCTACAATGAAAGCAGAACAGTATTTAAAAGATATTATGAATCGCTATCGTAACAAATTAGTTTATGATGGTGAGTCTGGAGAGATCCGCGACGATAAGAAGTTTATGTCGATGCTTGAGGATTTCTGGATGCCAAGACGCGAAGGCGGT